GTTGGTGTAGTAGTTGTTGGTGTAGTAGTTGTTGGTGTCCCTCCTATGGGATTACCATGACCGTCAACTGGAACAAACATCCCATCGACTTTACCAAACAAGTTACCCCGATTGTCTAAATAAAATCCTGGATGGCGGTCAATTTCTTCGTATCCTCTAGGCGGAATAGTATCCTCTTCTGGCTTAGGTACTTCTGTCTTTGGTGCTGGTTCTTCTATTACAGGAGTAGGTACTATAGTGCCAGTAGGTGTTAAGGGAGATACTTCTTCTTCTGATGACAAGGCATTTATATCTCTTATTACCTTATCAACAAATTCGTCACTAGCCTCGGTACTTCTTAGACCCGCCCCAAATTTATTTATAGCATCCATAGTAAGATCATCTACAATCCGTCCCTCCGTACCTAATTTGTCACGGTATTCTTCTTCTTGTTTCAGTCGTGCATTTTTAATTACCCTACGTTCATCGCTAATTCCATCCGTATCAAGTAGCGCATCTTCCCTCTCTTCATCTTCTTTCTTCTTCTTTGCGGTTCTCTTCGCTGTCAGTATATCTATTTCATGCATAATTTTTGAACCGCTTTCAAATGCTTTTTCCATTTGTTTATAATAAAATATAGCAGCTCCTCCAGGATTCGTAGTTTTTCCTATGTCTGGAGTTACGTCTTGAGTTATAGATACTGGAACAGTACTGGGTAGAGGAGGAGCATCTGGAGCATTTATTTGCCTTGTATTGAATTGATCTTGTGGTAATTGCTGGGTCATGCTTCACTCCTCTTTTTTAACGTACTTAAAACTTCTTGCCATTTACTAACAAAGTCTAAAGCTATATCAAAACTAGAGTTGTATACATCTTTATCAATTGCTTGGGACATCGTTTTACTAAGACCCCTATTTATGACATCTTCTGGATCTGGCTGTCCCTCTGCATAGTCTAATATGATATTCACATGTTGATCTGTAAACTTATCTCCCATAGTATCTATATTTTCATAGAGTTGTCTCTTGTTTGCCTTCTCAACCAGCTTGAAATCAGATTCTGACTTACTGTAATAAGGATCTATGATGTCATCAATCATCTTAAAGGTATCGTTCAATAGAATATACTCTTCTCTAGGATCAACCGCTGGAAATAATTCTGGATTAAGTGCATATACTGGAACCAGTCCTCCATCTAGTGGAACAGCTACTCTGCCGTCTTCATCCGTAGTTATTTCTGTCGTGAATCCATACTTGACAGCAGTAAAGAAATCTCCACTGTGTACTCTTTTAGCCACGGTACTGTTAATGTATAGGTTTGGTGCTGATACAAACTCGTTCACTATATCTCTTGTTTCGACTTTGTTGTTGACTCTACTTAAACCCAACACTCTTTGTTCAGCTTTGAGCCTCCCCGCATCTATATCGGGTTTATATTTTTTTCGTAACCACTGAGGCCACTGAGGAGCATTCCTTTGAAAGTAATCATTTTTTTCTGTATCAGAGAGGCTGGCTTCTAATTCTCTATTAATTTTATTAACAGTATCTTGTTTAAAAGAAGTTCCAGGATATGCTTGTTCTTCTATATCCCACATACCCTCTATATTATCAGGGTGAGGTATCCAATCTCTTGTGGATCTCTTCCACATTTTATACCTTTCTTTCTCCTGAACAGTATTAGGAATACTATCTAAAGATTCTTTAGCGTTTTGTAATTGCTTACTTGCAAACACTTCTCTTGGCGTAGCACTACTTTTAATAGGTTGTCCTGTTGCTATATTTTTTAATATATCATAACTCATCCGCCACCTCCTCCTCCTATGTTGACACCATAAACATTAGTAACATTACCCGATGCTGTTGGGTTTTTAGCTGCATCATAAGCCATATAATTAGCAGCACCGCTTACTACACCGGACATTAATGCCGTGTTGAAAGCATTGGAAGGATCTGGTCCTCCGTAAGTACCAGGCATAAATGGAATACTGGCGTTATAACCAAAATCTCTACTAGCCAATGCTTGGTCTTGCCTTCGTTCAGCTCCGAGTAATTGATTACTAGTATTTATTCTAAGATCTGTCATTACATTTCTCGCTGATTCATTCTGCTGTCTTAACAATGCTCTAGCCGTCCCTGACTTTGGATTAATATTCTTACCCGTTAATCTAGCAAACAATTCATCCTGTGTTGCCTTGTGTTTTCTACCGTAAGCACCAGTTTGATTATCCCAATTATAATTAATATAAAATTCTTCTTCAGCTCTACGAGCATTAGCAGACTCTTCAATCTTTTTATTATTAAACCACCTTAATGCATTCTGCTTAGCGATATTTCTATTGTTTACTTGGGATTCCCATTTTCGTTGAAACTCTGCTTCTTCGAATTGAAGCCTCTGTGCAGCAGCATCTGCCTTTGCACCCTGTGCACCCATAATAGCTTGTGCACCCATCAGACCTATCATGACATATGGCATATCAGCTTTCCTCCTAAGGGCCATACAGCCCGTCTAAGACGTTTCGTCAGTTCAATAGGGGTTACCCCCGGGTAATTCAAAGAATCTCTCTCAAGACCATGAGCGACCCCTTACAGCCCACCCCGCTTTATTAGGGTCTACAGGCGGTCTATTTTCTTCTCGTCTAATTACAGCACCACTGAGGTGATTAGACCATAGACCCATTCGTCTATCATCGTCTAGCCACGTATCAACTTGTCGTTGCTCGGCTGCCTTGCGGTTATTATCTATGATCACATCAACATCTGTACGCAGTTGGTCTTCCCAGTGTGATACAGCTGCTGCTAAGCAATCTATCCTGTCGTCATGAGGTAACGCACCTCGCTTATCAAATATACGTGTGATCTGTTTCTGTGTTTCTTCTTGGCATATAGAACGCTTGTCGAACACCAGTCTATGCTGGGTCATTACAGGTTCCATAGTTGATATGATACGTGCTTCCTTACGACCACCCACCCTAAAATCTTCAATAGCAACAGAGCCACATATGTCAGTCATTATGGGTGCCAACAGTTGACAGAACATAGCATCACCAAAGTTAGACTCTACTCGTACTAGCTTGACACCATAGTCATAAGCAAGACGTGAGATCTTATTAAGTATACCTTTCTCGTATCCTCCAGCATAGCCTACCAGTTCGTGAATGAATATATATCCATTAGCAAATGAGGCAATACATACAGCAGTCTCATCAGACCCACGACCCGATGGGTCAATGTACATTACACGCTGAGAGTATGGTACAAAGGTATCAGATATCCACATAGGATCATATATAACATCTCCTGTTAAACCAAAGGCAGGTACGCCCTTCATAGGTTTACTGTTTGCCCATATGATCTTCTCAGGACACATGTCAGGATGTACGTCTATGACAATCAAGTCAGACAAACGTAACGGAAACTTTTCAAAGTCAGCTAAGGATGTATCAAGCTTATAGTGCAAAGCAAATAACTTGGGTCCAATCTTAGCCATACGTTCCAATAGAACTTCATCTGAGAATCTTTCAGGTTGTGTAGCCTGTCCAGGTTCTAGCCCAGTTTGTATCACCCACTCATTTATATCTTCGGCTTCTGTTGGATTAGAAAGATCAGGCATTACAGCTGGGAACTTAGTTACAGGGTAGCCAGTCTTCAGTTGGTTATAGATCGAGTCTTTGATCTGAGGCGTACCCAGAAATATTACACGACCGCCTACGTTGCGTATCTGTTCGAACTCTGATACCTTAGACAATAGCTTCTCTCTTGCATTAGCAGTCTCACAGTTACCTTCGATTTCGATGTCATCACCGATAACGTAGTCAGCGTGTGACCCTGTTATCTGGGATGTAATACCTCGTGCATAGCATGACTTGTCTTGTCCAATCTTTGTCCTAGCTTCTACGTTGAATGCAAATGCATTATCAGTAGTATGATCGCCGGGTTTTAGATGTTCACAGTATGGCACGAGATCTAAGATCCTGCGTGTCATAGAGATGAACTCAGTTGCCTTGTTACCTGTAGCGGAAACAACCATGATTGTACAGTTTGAATCCTTTAGGAGAAACCAAGATGCTAAGCATGCTGTTATCACAGACTTACCAAACCCACGTCCAGCTTGTAGCTGCATGTCGTTTGATCCACCCTGTAATGCATCAGCCATACCGTACTGAGCTCCTGTAGGTTCTCCTAAGCCCAAGTATTTGAAACAGGCCCACATGTGGTTCCTGAAGTCATCTAGCATTTCCTGAGGTATATTCATTTATTTAACGATTTTACTTGCAGGTCCCGCAAATCCCTTACGGTTTTTGTTCATAGTACTGAGTCGTTTCTTAGCTATACCCATAAATGCTTTACTAAACCAACCGCCCCCACCCAGGTTTTTAAATTGAGTACCGCCACTCTTTGTATTGGCTGCTCCTATATTTTTATATGCTCTGAATCCTGGGCTTGCCATAAATTTCTGAATTGCTCTACCGATTGCCATGATTATTCTCCTATAGTTTTCTTGAAAGGTAAACTTGATACCATCTTATCCTGTAAGAATTCCATTGATTCTTTTGGTATAGTATCCAAGTCTTCCTTATTATCGTTGATTACACCCCGTATCACCTGATATAAACCAGGTGTACATTTTTGTGGATCATCCAGATCCAACAACAAAGTGTCTAAAAATTGATCGTTTAGTTTTTTTATTCTATTCATAAGTTAATATATCGACACTACTTTGTTTCCAGAATAAGCTTGGTAATAGCCTAGATACCCAAACCAGCCGTGAGCAGGACTATGAACCTTATTATTAATTATTAGACCGTAATAAGTGATATCATAAGCAGTACTAGTTGCCCTTCTTGTATAGAAAGAATAACCATAATTAGTTATCCAATTACCTGTAATATACAAACGATTAAAGGCACCTCGAGGTGCCACGTAATGGCCACCTCCCTCTAGGAATATCCCAATATTCTCGTCCCACATCTCCTCTAAAGTATTATTTTCTACTCTCATCATAACAAACCTGCCAGAAATCCCACCAGCACCTTTGCAGTTCATGGTTATTCCATAGTGGGTTCGGTAGCCGAGCGACGTACGCCAGAGGATTCCACTACCATTATTAAGGTTGCCATAGTTATCGCCAGGAGAGTCCAAAATAAACCCTGTTTGGTGTATATAGTTTTCTCTTATCGCTGTATTCCAACAATCCGATAAATAGTTCGCGCCACCAGTATATGCATGGGTCATGTATATACCGAATGCATCGCATTCTATATGATTCCTATTTATCGAAATACCAGCAAAGTAATTAGTGCCTGACGCGGCGGAATTAAAACCTAACTCAAGAAAAATTCCGTCGCTCATTGCAGATATGTTGTTGTCATTAATTTCTTTGGGATGGTTCGGCCTATGGGCATATAACGCACCTTCCCATCTGTGTGGTACGTGCGTTACACTAATACCGTGAACCCATGGTGATATGGATCTAAGCCCGATCGACGTGCCACCCCTTATTGTAAACCCCGTCCCGTTACCCCAATATGCATCAGAATCCGTATCTCCACTATCGGCAGTAGAAATACCCGGAAATTCTTGTGCCATATTATTGCCGTTTATTTGAAAATTCATCACTGTCCAAAGATTAATACACGCATCTCCTACCATCAAACCAGCGGCTGTTTTTCGTGTTGCAACGTGTAGTCTGCTTGGATTTATCTCATAAGGTAAAAATGTATTCCCTATGATTTTCGTTAATCCACCTAGAGGTGCTGGTCGCTTACAGGTTATAGGTTCTATGGCTTGTATAGTATTGTCAAGAATACTCAGATCAGCACTTACCCTAGCATCTGTACTAGCAATTAATATAGCGCAAGTACAATCTGTAAAAGTACAACCCTTGATAGTTACGTTATCTGACTCTTCTATCTTAATAGTACCCCTGGCTGTGTCAAACCTCCCTGTTGCACCAACTGAATTACAGTTAATAAACCTACAATTCTCAAACGTTATTCTGTAACATCTGTGCACCAATACAGCATAGTCTCCATTGAAACCTTTAAAGGTACAGTTTTTAAATGTAATGTTATTGCAATACCTCAGTCGTATTCCATTTTGTACAGATAAGAAAGCTATACCTTGGTTGCCCCCATCAGATCCAGCTTGGGATGGAACTTCTCCCAAAGTAATTGTTGCGGTATCTGAAGCTATGGTTGTAGAAAATATACCATTGATATCAGAATGGGCTGTTACCTTGTCAGTGGCATCAATACTATGTAGTATTATGCTTGCACCAGTAGCTAAGCCATGTCCTGTTTGTAAGTCAAGTGTAGCAGTCGCATCAGATGTATTCATAGTAATAGGGTTAGATGGTAAAGTAATCTTCTTGGCTAGAGAGTCTTCAAATGTCATATTATCGAATACTACATGACTATTCTGATCTCTTCCGCCATCACTAGAGACTGTACCACCACCATACCTTGTAACAGTTGCTCCACTTTTAAAATTCAGTCCAAGAGGCTTATCAAGACGTAGTTTCTTATTCGGGGTATCTATATCTATAATGACAGCATGCCCAGAAGAATAAATAGGAGTAGAAGTATCCCATTCTTCATACCTAACCCAAGGCTTCGCTACAATATCATCTGCATCAACCTTAGGAGCTTCTATCCATATATGATCACCCACTCTAAAATTAGTTATAGATAAAACAGTTACAAGGTCTAAATTATATGTATGATCTCCATCTATAGTTGTAGCTAAACTTCCAGCTGCTGTACTATCTAGTAGAATAGTATCAGTGCTTGCGTTGTCGTTAAGCTTAAGAGCACCATCTTTAAACGTTATATTCTTTTTAAAGGGTAGTACTAGAGGTGTTGCAGCAGCAGTACCATTTCCTATGAAATGCGTTCTGCCTCTAAAATTACACGTAGACTGTGTTGTATCACTAATTGGTACAGTTACATTACTACCTAATGTACTATGGTTTATTGCAGCGGATACTGCAGTACTTGCGTCCCCAGTAACTGCACCGCCACAAGTGACTTGTGTAGTTACAGAAGACCCCGAGGCTGCAGCCCACTGGCCTCCACCGCCTGTAGACCATTCTAAGGTTTGTCCTGCAGATGGTGAATCTGCAGCACTATCTACATTACTAAGATCTCCGATTGAAATACCATCTGTCGTATCACTTGGTGGTACTAAGATCCACGCGGTATTACTAGAATTTCTCCTAAGAATATCTCCATCAGTAGCTGTACCTGTAATATCAGGAAGGTCATCAAGTGTCATATTATCCGCAGAAGATCCACTATGTGTTCTTACCCATGCAGTAGTTGCCACAGCCCTTGAACTAGTACCAGGGGATTGTGTTTCACACTGAATTGCATTACCACTACCAGCGTCCCAATCTGCGGTTAGAGCTTGTGAGCCATCTGCCTTGATTGTAGTGGCACCACCTGGCACTACTTGCCAATCTTCTGTACCATATCGCAGCATATCACCAGCATTTACACCTGCAATACCGCCAAAGTCATCGTGTGATGGATCTGCAGCAACACTAGCATTTACTGTCCACCCAGCCGAAGGGGTTCCTAAAGTTGTTGCATTACCAACATTAACAACACCCTTATATACAACGCCAGAGCCTAGTAGATCTTGATTATCCTTT